CTGGAATCCATTCGTTCACACGACGCTTCAGGAAAAGAAACAATTGCTACAAATAAATCACAACTGTACACTGTCGGCGCACTCAACAATTTACCAGGAACGTTGATTGGCATGTGTATGGCGAGAAAAGGGGTTGAGGGAAATGAAGAGGATTTTAAGATTGTGACGAGTGAATTGAATGATTATTATTATGGAGGTGGGACTGCGAGGGGGTTATTCACTAGAATTTTGGAGCAGATGGGAAACAAAAGTAGGATCTTTCCTGACCCAGTGGTGGGGAAGGCGGAAGAAGAGTACATCAGAAGAGTGCTTCCAATTGATTATTCGAAATTGCAAAATTTGAATGGTGTATCGCCATCTGAATTGGAGATTAAGATTAATTATAAGGCTCATGCTGGTGCACCTTGGTTTGATCCGAAAGTGCGTGTGGAACATGTTGCAGAGGAAATCCTTAGTGGAGCGGTGGATTTGTACAACCTTGCATCGGAGGGATATGATAAGTTGAAGGATCATCTTCAGAATGTGAAACGTGATGAAGGTGTTGTGATTCTTAAGAATAAGCGTGAATTGTCCAAGCGGAAGAATTATTTGTCGAAAGTGCGACCATACTATGTTTACCCTGGTAAGTTGCGGTTTCTCTTCTCTTGCATAATTGACTCTTATTCTGACGCAATGCAAAATGCGTGGGACAATAAAGAATCAATTTCAGCTTTTCGGTTCTCTTGGGTGTATGGGGGTGCTGTGAAACTTGCAAGTTGGGTGGCATCACGACGGGCTTATGGGTCAGGTTTTTATCCATTGAGCTGGGGCGATGACCAACTATGGGTTGTGGTTTGCACTAATGGTGATGTGTGTATTGCTGCCCCTGATGTCATTGGCATGGATATGAGTTTGGGTAACAATACAATCAAATTCCACACAAAGAAAATAATAAGTGAGTATAGTGGGAAAATGGATGAGGTTTGGAAGCGTGTGACCGTCTTGTATGGTCAGTACCTCCATAATCACCCTGTTCTCGCGTACCATGCATTAGTTGTTAAGAAAAGTGGAAGGTCATTGTCAAGTGGTGTGAACGGAACGACAGCTGCAGATTTTACAGGTTCAGCGCGAATAACTTTCAGAGCGGAACCAATATTGAGTGAGTGCAAAACGGTTGAAGATGTCGTACTGGGAATGAAGAAGGTAAATGAAGTGATAACAAAGGAATTGGTGATGACATTCAAGGATGAG